CTTGATCTATACCAAGCCAATTGATTTTCACGATCAGCATTAGAGATTTGTTTATCAAAGAATTCATCCCAAATGCTCATTGTATTCTTGAAGTAGGTGTCGAGGAATTCTTGATCTTGTGGATTGATATTCATGGTAGCTTAGTTCTCCTGGTTGATTGTATTTCAAAGATTCAAGGCACTTGAAGAATATAGAAATTCAAGATTTATATATTCCTGATCCATCCACATTCTAAATATATTATAACACAACTAGATTTCAAAGTAAACAACCTTGTTTTTAAGATTCTGAAGCATTAATGTTAATAATTTAGGTTATTTCACATTGGCGTTTTTGGCACATGAGGGGAGAAAATCTTGGCTCTGGGCCCTTATTTTATATTGAAATCTCATGCTCTGTAAGGTTGGTGTATATCCCTTTCTTGGTGAAAAATTGAAATTAGATAATAAAATCAAGCACTTAGCTCCATTCACGATCAAGCGCCAAGTATCTATCACAGTTCATATATAATATTTGATATATATATATTTATACATTTATATATATACATTAGAATAATGAAGTATATGGTGTATATGGTGCATAAGTGCTTGATTTTGTTACCTTTTTTGATATACACCAAATATACACATAGAAATATCGTGCATATTCGAGAACAAAATATGAAACTGTCGCATCTTAGACACTTTTCCTCCTCACGTAGGGCCCAGGTCCAAGGTCCAAGAGCCATGACGATTGTCTCCTTAATGATGGCAAATAAAAAGTAGAAAATCAAATAATAAAAAAGGTTGCAGAGCTTGGGGCCCTGCAACCTATTGTGCGAATCTTAAGTATTAAGATTCATATTCAACATCATGTTGAATACAAAGATTCTCAAGATATTCAACTCGAGCTCTAAGAGCTTCAAGTTCATTCTTGGCATCCTTGGCCTTGGATGTTCTATTGATCTCAATAAGATCAGCTTCAAACCATCCACACTTGGCGTTCTTTCTGTAGAATTCATAGGTCCTAGAGATTGGACCACTTGAACCTTGCTTGAACACCAAGCCATCATCTTGATGAAGATTTAATTCTTTCATCAAATCCCCTTGATCTACAGCTTCATAGCCATATTTATTCAAGAGATAAGTAAGAAGTTCACGAGACTGGTTGGTTTTGATCTTAGAGATCAGATCCAAGGTGACGTGATTCTTGATGCGAAAAGTTGCAGCCATGGTAGACACTCCTAGGGACAGTTGAGGTTGAAGATTTTAGATCTAATGATTTCATTATCAAGATCTAATTATTAGATGTTGTCCACTCATCTAATAATAAAATTATATTATATAATCGCGGCCAAATTATGGCCTAGGAAAAATATTTTATCTTGATGAAACCTGGTCGCCGAGATGCCACATTTCGATGTTCGGCCATAGCTCGCCGTATTCTCGGGCTCCGGGCATTTAGCCGGGGCTTGCTCGCCTTATCTCCAGGATTCTATCTGGCCTGTCTCACGACGCTCAGAATCTGGGATCTAGGTTACTTTGCCTTGGAGTTGAGAACCTCCATTATTTGAACCATCCACTTGGTTATCTCGAGCCGGTCGTTGTCGGCTTCAGTTTTCTCCATCAAGATGCGAATCATCTCGAAGGCGATATTCTGTTTTTCCTTAGTATTCATGATTCAAACTCCATTATCATCAGCTCATCTTGCCGGCGCTTGTGATCCAGGATCCTCTTGATCTGGCGGAGGCGCTGTTGTTCCTCCCATTCCTCACGCTGGGCATTCATCTGGATCTCTTTATTCAGGCGATGATCTCTATATTTCCAGGTCTTACTCATCGATGAAATTCTCCGCAATCTCGAGGATGATCTGCATCCAGAGTGGAGCAGTGATGAAAACGATTAACATTACAATCTCGATAGGCATGGTAGCTATTCTCCGTTTCGATCCATACTGGGATCATCATCAGCAGGAGTGAATTCTCCTGGACGGAGGGAACCGGCCGGAGCCGGTCCCCGTGTCACTTAGGCTTCGAACTCAATCTCGGCGTTCGTGAGCGTCCGCTCGAGGTATTCAATCCGATCTTTCAGAGCCTGGAGCTCATCAGCTGCACTCCTGGCCTTGGAGGTCCGATTGATCTGGATCAATCCAGCCTCGAACCATCCGCACTTCGCATTCTTCCTGTAGAATTCGTAGGTGCGAGAGATTGGGCCCGAAGATCCCTGTTTGAACACCAGGCCATCATCCTGGTGGGTATTGAGTTCCTTCATCAGATCGCCCTGGTCGACCGGCTCATGACCGTACTTGTTGAAGAGGTAGGTTAGGAGTTCCCGGCTCTGGTTCGTCTTGATCTTGGAGATCAAGTCGATCGTGACGTGGGAGAGGATCTGGAAAGTCGCAGACATCGTGGTAGCCCTCCTTGGGCTGGTTGACTGTGCGCTACATGATTGTGCACACATTTAATAATAAACAACAATTAATATTTATTTATTAATCATTATTTATTATTAAGAATTATAATTTAGAAAAGCGGCCGAATTGTGGCGATCTAAGTAATAATATTTCAATTAATATATAATAATCGTAATAATATTTCAAAAATAAAAAATATAAGAAATAATATTTCGAAAAAATTAGGGGGCCGCCCTCTTTTCGCCGTAAAAAAGCCACAATCGCTAGGCTCCTATACACATCAATCCAGTTTATAACCACCTTACAGATTACCCTAGAGCCCATATACCAGCACCCGGATTCCGAACACAACTACCATACAGAATTGCGGCCATTTTTATTTAAAAATGTCGCTGTTTGGCCGTAATTTGGCCACATTTACACATTCTAATGTTAATATACGCCAGAGGTAGCTTTTGTGTCAAAATCATCTTCCCTCACGGACCAGGACGATCTAGGGGCAGGCTATTCTGAACCTGAGTTGCAAATGATGGATCAGTTTGCGGCTCTTTATGCGTTTGGGAACCCGATCGGGAGGGCGGTACAGCTGGCAGGGTATGGAACCTCGGCTGTTACTAAGGGCTTCGAGTTACTTATGATACCTTATGTGCAGGCCCGGGTCAATTTGACGCGCGAATGGATCAAGGACAAACTGGCAGATAATATTAATACCCTACTGACGCAGCTAGACCAGGATAGGGCATTCGCTTACCTCATGGACAATCCGTCAGCAGCCGTAGCAGCAACTAACAGTAAAGCTAAGCTTTTGGGGCTACTTGACCCGGATAAGCAAAATCGCATACCAAGTAAGGTCACTATAGAGTGGTCGTCTGAAGACGCAACGGACGTTAAGGACATTGTCTACTCCGAACCTCGCCCACTCCCAAATTAAAGTTGGGAGACTGACATCGCTGGATTTAAGACCTGTGCAGAACCAAACCTCTGTACAGGTAAAGATTCCTTATGCCTCACGCGATGTCTTCAAGAGTGTACATAGAGATCCCCGCAGATTCAAAGTAATCGTGGCAGCCAGGCGCACTGGCAAAACTGTCGCTGCCGTCAATGAGCTTGTTAAGGAGATCTTGAGCCGGTCCCTGCCTAATCCGCGGGGAGCCTTTATTGCTCCGACCTATACCCAGGCGAAAGAGATTGCGTGGAACTATGTCAAGTTCTACACGACCGGAATTCCAGGCGTTACATACCTCGAGGCAGAGCTTAAGTGCAAGCTCCCGAATGGTGGTGAAATTAAGTTATGGGGCGCGGACGCAGTCGATAGACTCCGCGGCATATACCACGATATGGTGGTCATCGACGAAATGGCCCAGATGCCACCGGAGATATGGCCAGAAATTGTACGGCCTACTCTCATGGATCGTGAGGGGAAAGCCTGGATAATTGGAACACCCAAGGGCCAAGATGCGTTTTATAATCTCTTCCGGTACGCAATTAAGAATGAGCATGAATGGGGCCATTATATGTTTAAGGCCTCGGACACGCATCTTATACCACAGAAGGAACTGGACGATGCGAAATCGTTCATGTCACCGGATCAGTACGCTCGAGAGTTCGAGTGTTCGTTCGAAGTGGCGTCGGATCGTCAGTTTATATCGCTCGACGAATGTATGGCATGCACTGAAAGATCCAGGCTCGGCATGGGGCCTATTATTTTGGGTTGTGATCCAGCTCGCTTTGGCGATGACCGCACTGTGGTTGTTATACGGAATGGCGATGTCATTGAGGAGTTCTGGATAAAACGTGGGGTCAATTTGATGTATACTGCGAACCAGATATCTGAGTTCGCAACACTATATAAGCCTAAATTAATATGTGTGGACGGCGTTGGACTCGGGGCAGGTTTGGTCGATAGACTACAAGCCATGGGGTACGGCAATGTCATTGATGTTAACTCCGGTCGGAATGCTACGGACAAGGTTAGGTTCGGAAATTTTAAGGCCGAGATCTGGCAAAGAATGCGTAACTGGATACGTGATCGCGCGGCTTTCGAGTACCACAAAGAACTCTTTGACGATCTTACTGCCGTTCAGTACGACTTCGATAAAAGAGATAGACTCATTATTGAAACCAAAGACTCACTGCGAGAAAGGAACTTGCCCAGTCCAGACCTAGCTGACGCGCTGGCATTAACATTTGCTATCCTCACGGCGCCTGGAGATATGGCAGGTTATGCACGCGCGTATATGACGGAATGTGTGCCGATGATAGATCCCCTGGCAGATATATGACACTGACAGTACACCCATTGAATATAAGAGATTTGACGTATGTTATAGCGAACATGCGACCGGCGGATTGGCGTGAGCTTCGAGCTCAAATACCATTGGGTATGACTAAGCAAGAAGCCAGTAACCATATTGTAAGCACTATAACCGGGCCATCATTTAGTGTACAACAGAATGGTCAGCCCATTGCTGTATTTGGTGCTAGTCACACTGGCATACCGTCTGTATTCGTTGTTTATGCATTTGGTACTAATAGATTCCGCAGGGCTGCTCCTATTATTAGTGATTTTTCACTTAATGTTTTATCACATGAGTTAGTGAAGATGGGCGGACTGAGACTCGAGGTAAGAGCTCATAAAGAGCATACTGAGGCAAACAAGTGGCTCGAGAAAGTGGGCTTTAAGAAAGAATGTGAATGCGAGTATTTTGGGGTTAATGGCGAAACATTCGTACAGTATAGTATGACTATAAAGGATTACTATACAAGATTTAAACCAATTGAAGCTAAGCAGTTACAGTGAGGAAACATGTGCTTCTTTAAAACACCTAAGCCTCCTAAACCACCGCCGGTTCCAACTCCGCCGAATCCAAATGAAGCTTCTGCCAAAGCGGAAGACGAAGCTCGGCGTAAAGCTGTAGGTGCAGCTGCTTCGAGGAACTCAACAGTTATTACTTCTTCGCTTGGTGATCCAGGTGGATTTGGTGGTAGTGTTGATAAGCCTTATGCTACTGGAACCGCGCTGGGTTAGTCATGAGCAAAGATGTAGATGAAAATCTAGCTAGGCTAGAAGCGCTAAGTCAGCGGCGGGCTTTCTTAGAGAAGGTCTGGCACGATGTCTCGAGAACGTCTTTCCCAACATCGGAATCAATGCTACGACTTGGCTCCTCTACATCTACCGCTCGTGTGGCGAATACTTGGGATGATCCTATTGGTTCTAATAGGACTCGCAGTATATACGATTCCGTTGGCATCGTAGCTTCTGAAAGGCTTAGTTCGGGCCTCGAGTCAATGATTACGCCGCAGGCCGAACGCTGGCACTCCTTTGCCTCAAGTGCAGACTATGACGATCAGTTGGAATCTGCTGAAGGCCAGGAATGGATGGATCGACTTCGAGATTATATGTTCGAATGCCGATATGATCCACAGTGTGGTTTTCCATTAACTAATCAGCGATGCATACGATCTATGGTCGGATTTGGCCAAGGCGTAATGTTTGTTGAAGAAGCTTTTGGTACGCTTGCATCTGGTCGAGCTATGCCAATCTCTTATCAGTATATTCCATTAGCTGAATGTTATCTTGACGTTAATGACCAAGGTATACATGATACAAACTTTAGGCATTTTAGTTTAACAGCAACTCAATTAGTTAAGAAATTTGGTACAGATAAAGTATCTGAAAAGACAAAGCTCTTAGCTGAAAAAGCTGAGACGCAAGATACTATGGTTGAAGTTGTACATGCTGTATATCCAGATAAGACGGGGAACAAAGAGGGGAAACTAAAGAAAAAGAAATGGATTTCTAGATACATTGAGAAAGATAACCGGCATGAAATCGCAGAAGGTGGGTTTCATGAATTTCCGTTTATAATTTACCCATGGGCACCAATTGATGGATCGGCCTACGCTGAGGGTCCAGCAATGCTGGCGTTGGCCGAGCTGAAGAGTCTTCAAGCCATGGGTAGGGATGCATTGCTGGCCTCCCAACTGGGCATCCGACCTCCCTTGGCGTCCGCATATGCCCCGGATGTCCCGGTAAACTTAAATCCGGGGTCGGTTAATCCAAAGATGGTGGATCCGAATACTGGTCGTGTTCTAGTTCAGCCCATCTTGCCGGCCCCGAATCCTTCTTTAATGTTCGAACTGATGCAGTTCCGCCGGGAACAAGTACGTGACTCAATGTATCTTAATTTATTCCAGACACTGGCTAATGCACCACAGATGTCTGCTACAGAGGCAATGATCCGAGCTCAAGAGAAAGGTGAGTTCTTGGGTCCGACTGCATCTCGTATCCAGTCTGCTCTCTCACGCTTGATTGATCGTGAGCTTGCCATACTCGAGAGGAAGGGTGCGTTTAGACCAGATTCCAAATTGGTGCCTCCAGAAAACTTGAGAGGCAAAACATTTAATGTACGATTCTCAGCTCCAGTAGATAGACTGAGAAAAGCATCGGATCTAGTTGGTATCTCGAGAACACTTGAGATTATGCAAATGCTTGCAGCTATTGATCCAAATGTAGTTGACAATATTGATGGTGACGAAACTCTCGAGATCATACGTCAACGTCTCGGTGCGCCACGTAGAATGATGAGGAAGCCGCAAGAAGTTGATGAGATCCGTGAACGTAAAGATGCGCAGAATAATGCCTCGATGGCAATGGCTGGAGCGAACTCTGCGGCTGACACTGCACAGAAAGCTTCTGCGGCGCTTCCAGAAGTTCAAAAGTTAATGCAGAGCTATGGAGCAGGTGCAGGTGGCTTACCATCAGGTGGCGGTGGACTTCCAGGTATTCCTAATCCAAGCCCAGGTGTATAATGAATTATCAGTCTATCATACGTAGAGATCCAGAAGCGAGACTTGAGTTAGTTGAAGCTTATACTCGACTGTTCAGTGGTACTGGTAATAAGCAAGATGCCGAAATCGTCTTCACTGATATTATGTCTTTTTCTGGTTACTTTAATGTATGTCCTGAACATGTTTCCCTCGAGCGTCATGAGGGATGTCGCATGGTTGGTGGGCGTATTTGGAGCATGGTAAATCTACCTGATAATGAACGTGATGCATTGTATGCTGCAGCTCGTAAGGATTCTATGATTAATCAACTTGAAGGGGACATTTGAGATGGCCGATGCCGGAACCGCACCTGCTCAATCAACACCTGCAGCTCCAGCACAGTCTGGAACGCCTGCTGCTACTCCAGCAACACCTGCTCCAGCGGGGACTGAAGCTGGAACAGGATCTGGAGAAACTCCAGCACCGTTTACACCACCTCCAGCAGACTCTACACAGCTAGAGACTCCAGCTTGGTATAGCTCGTTTAGTCCAGAGTCACAGGAAATTCTTAAAAAGAATAACTGGAAAGATCCTAATGAAGTCATTAAGTCTTATGCAGAACTTCGAGGAAAAATTTCAGAGAAAGGAATTCTTCAACCAGCGCCAGATGCTCCTAAGGCAGAATGGGATGCATATCATAAAGCGCTTGGACGTCCAGACAAAGCAGCAGATTACACTTTTACGTTGCCCAAAGAGGCTCCACCTGATCTGCCATATGACGTCGCATTCGCAGACGCGTTTAAAAATTGGGCACATGAGAACGGTTTGACTCGTATACAA